CCTAATGGAGGTAATACGATGTCATTGTAAAGTTCTACAGTGTATTCTTTCTTACCTTTAGGTGGTTTTGTGATCTCGATTGGTCGTGGGCTGTTGATATCCATGAAGGATAACTCTGTGCCTGTACGGTTTAACATTTTGTTACTTAACTTATCGAATAAGTTAGATAATGCTGATTGTGGTAACTCAAGTACACGTACCACTAAGTTTCCTTGTTGGTCACGCTCTTGTACCCATTGTTGCGGGTTATGAGGATTTTGAATTACTAATACTGCGTTTACTAAGAAACGAGCAGTAGGTGATTGCTGTCCACCGAAACCATTCGGAATCATACCTGCTTGTGCCCACTCTACAACCTTCTGTTCTAATAGAGAACCTGGATTGTGCTCTGCGTCTAATACGAAGCTTGAGCCAAATTGCTTACCGTTCCCTGTAACAGTCGATAAGTACACTGTACGGATAGGTACAAAGAATGCACTTACTAAGTCAGCAGCAGGTAAAATCTGAAGTAATAACTTCGGTGTATCTTTGCTGAAGAACAATTTTTTGTTCTTTGCCTTCGGGTATTCAACCTTTGGGTTGTCCCCTCCTTGATCTAGTTGTTTCTGCGCTTGATTGATGATGTCGGCAAATGACATTTAGCAATTCCTCCTATTTAATTATGTATTCTAAAACAGTCTAACACACATTATATCATATGTCTAGAGTTTTCTGACAGTTATAGACTTAATTTTTAAATTTTCTTTTTATGTACCATTCCGAGTGTTCGCCTTCTCCTCGTTCAGATAAAGGTATAACCGCTTGTGGGTTAGTTTCCAAACTAACGATCGTATTCTCTTTTACAGTTACAACGTTATGCGGGAAAAGAACCTCGTCTACTCCGTCATAACCTCTAACGAATACTTTCATACCTACAGTTGTGTTATCCTTGGTACCTCTGATATAGTTTTCATCTATCCATGCTTTATCTAGGCTCCACATATTAAGCCTGCCAATCTGCAATAGCTCGTGCAATCTTCAATGGGTCAGCAGTCCATTTCGGAAGTACAACCTCATTTGCGTTTGCAAAGTCTGCCATTGCGTTTACTAAGAAGCGATCACTAGAAAACTCAGGTGGTGTAATAGAAGGTGTATCTGTAAATACTACTTCACCTGTTTCTCGATTAATGTCTGCTGTCTTGTAGAAACCATCAGGAAGTGCAAGACCTAACTTTTGTGCTACAGTAGCGTCAATCAGGTTTACTTCGACTGCTTGTGTTTCTTCAGTTGAGTCACTAAACATGCCCTTAAGCTTGTCTAACATCTAAGTACCTCCTTTATTGTGGTTGTTGGTATCCGCCCCAGTATGGATGTTGCGGAGGTTGCTGCGGTGTTTGGATAGGTGTAGTACCTGCTCCTTTACCATAAAGCTGATTTTCGAGAACCTGCTTGCCATAGGACTGTAACATGTCTTTACGTTGTTCAAACGCTTTCACGATACGTTGTACACGACCTATAACATAATCGTAGTTCAAACATTCCTGACGCTTCGCCTGGTAATCAGGGTGACGTTTTATGAATGCTTCTACACTATCCTTTGTCGGTTTCTCTGCAAGCTGCTTCATTTCGTCTCGGGCTTGCTTGTCCAGTGTTGCTACTAGGAACTCTAGTTCAAGCTCCAATGCTTCCTGGAAGTACTTTAGCTTTTCTAACACTGACGACCAATACACGTACTTTGTTGGCTGCGCTAACATTTCTACGAGTAAGTTATGCTCGTTTACAGCAAGCTCCTTTTTTAGGTTAAATGTCTCTACCTGTTTGGTCTCGTCTGTAATTTGTATTGTGTTAAAATCTAAGCTGTCTACGTTAACGTCTAGCAAATATTCTCACCTCTATCCTTTAGAGAGTAAAAAGAGAAGAAACGCTTTGTCCCTTCTCTCCATATATTACTGTATATAATTCTGTATGTCAACTGTAACTTACATAAATTATACAGCAGCTTGATACTGCGGTTTACTTGCTTGGATCGTAGCTTTTAATTGTTCGTATTTCTCTTCTGTAATAACTTTTGACTCCATGTAATCTTTAATCTTACTTAGGTCAGAATGGTACTTACAGTAGTTCTTTACTGTTTGGAACGTGTTAAGCTCGTCCATATCGTATTCCACCATGTCATTGTACGTTACACCAATCTCTACGTCAGCTTCGATAGGGTAGCGGATTCTTTCACCTTTCCAGTCGATGAACAACCAGTCGATAGGTAAATTCTCCATGATGTGTCTTGCTGCTTTTGCCATGATATGTACTTCTTCAGGCGGACAATCAAGTACGATAGAGTCATGCACGGTAAGAACGACTTTAGTACGGAATCCATTGTTCTCAATGAATTTGTTAATGTAGATTACAGATGTATTCGTTAAGAATGCACCTGAACCCTGGATACGAGTATTTACCGACTGACGTAATGCACCGTTACGTTTTGATTTGTCTTTTGAATACACGTCACGTAAGTTACGTTTGAATCCATGTAAACATTCTACATAACCAGTTTCTTTAACGAATGCATGTGTTGCATCGATGAACTCTTTGATACGAGGTTTATTTCTAAAGAAGTCCTCGAACAGTTTCTCCGCTTGCTCTAATGTCATACCGTGTTTCGCATAGTAACTGAATGGTGTCTCTCCGTAGGCAATACCGAACGTAGTAGACTTGGCTGAAGAACGCATATCCTTTGTAACTTTATCCAGTGGTACACCGAATACTAGAGAAGCGGTTTCCTTATGGATATCGTTTTTGTCCAGGAAGGCTTGTGTCATTTCTTCGTCCATTGCTGCTAGGGCTAGTACACGGGATTCCAGGGAACTATAATCGAGTTGTAACAATGCTCCTCCTAAGAAGCTTGTAACAAACATCCTTTTGATCGGATACTTATAGTCGAATCGGTTTACGTCCCCTGTCTTACGTGGTAGCTGCTGTAAGTTCGGTTTAGATGAGGACAGACGTGTTGTTTCAGTACCTGTCGGGTTGAATCCCCCATGAATACGTGCTTCAGGGTCAATTAGTGCCCGTAGTTTGTATGTAAAGTTCTGTTTACGAGTTTTAACCAAGGAATGCGTTAGTAACAGCTCGGCTAACTCTTTAGAACTCTCGAACTCTTTGACCACATAATTCAATGTTGTCTTGTTCGTTTTGTAATGGTACCATTCGATTTCATCTTCAGGTATGTTATCTTCCATTACTGAGTCTACCAGGTACTCCTTGTTATACGGTGGTCTGTGACCTGTATATTCGAATAGTACCTTCTGTTTATCCTCACCCGAGTTAGGATTGAACTTAAGCTTGTCCTTGTACTTATTACGTAAGTCCGCTATCTTCTCGTCACGTTGCGCTTTTGGTACAGCCATTTCCGCTAACCCACGCTGATACAGTTCCAGGTGCTCTTCTTCTAGCTGCTGCACTTCAGGGAACTTTCTCATTTCCTCAACCAGTCTAGCTTCCTCTTCTGTATACGCATCGATTAAGATATCGTTGTATGCTACGTCCATCTTAACTCCGTTGGCTTCGATCATAGCTAAGTAGTTGGTTAGCTCTGTGTAGTGCCCTGTATACAGTTCACGAACTCGTGTATTCTCAGGTCGTAGCCCTCTTACTTCTAGTTGGTTATAGATACGTAAACATGCGTCAACGTCACCACTAGCGTATGGAGATAGCATTGAGAACAATGGAATCCATTCATAGCAGAAGTCTGTACCGTCAATCGGGTTCTTCGGTGCTTCTACTGTAGGGAAGTCAGGCTTAGGCGGCTTCTCATACTTGGTGTCAGCTATTTCTTTTAACTTTATGTACTCTTCCTGAGTGGCATAGGTCGGGTTACCTTTTCGAAGGTCTTTCATCCGTGCCCTAGCATCTCTCACCATTGTTTGGTACTGCTCTTTCGTATTTGCACACAGTATCTTGTAATCAAGCTTCATTTGGTCAACTTCGTTTTTAAGATTCGCTACATAGTCTTCTATGTATTGTACCTTGAAGTCTTCTAATGCTTTATCGTATCCGCCCATATCCGTAAGCTCGTACGCCAAGTCACTTAATTTTAATGAACCGTCTACTGCCTGGTTTACTAGTAAGTAGTACATAACCTTCGTATCTCGGTGATTGTGAAACTTTGTAAACCCTTTTGTTAATCGTAGGAACCTGATATCGAACTGTATGTTGTGTCCCACTTTTATAATGTTAGGATCAGCTACGAATTCTTCAATCAAGTTGTAAATCTCTGCTAAGTACCCAGGAAGCCATGTAAACTCTTTGTGCTCTAATGGAATGGTATAACCAGTCTCTTCTCCGACACATATAGAAATTACTAGCGGCTTTGCTCCTGTTAAGGCAGGGTGTAAGGTGTTCGTCTCTAAATCCCATGCTACAATGGGGGCTTGCTTAACTTCTCGTTTGAAGATGTCCCTGACTCGTTCAATGGTTGTTACATCTTCGTATTTTACAGGCGTAGCTACGAATGCATCCTCACCTTTATCAACGAACTTTTTCAATGTACCGAAATCAGCTTCCACAAGGTTCTGAATTTTCGGATTGACAAGCATGTACTCAATCGAATACATAGGTAGTACCCAACATGTGTGCTCTGCGATTACTGTTTCTCCACTAGTAGGCAGGCTAAAGGTCGGGTCTAGGTCTAAGGATTCTAGCTTTGAAATACGTAGTTCTAAATCGTCAATGCGATCAGTCATTTGGCGGTGGTCTGCTTGTAACGAGCGGTCAGTGTATAATCTTCCACCGTAACCTTCCATAAAGTATTCTAGTTCGAGTTCAGCTTTACCTAATAGATCACGGAGCTGATTCAGTTCTTCTGTGTTAGCAAGCTCGTCCTTTACTTCGGTAGGTAGATGCGGTTGTACCTGCTCTATAGGGACTGTAGCTTTTACAGTAACCTTTTGTGGTACTCCACGCATTGAGGAAATCGAGGACTTGCCCAAGAAGGCTTTACACCCCAGGTTACCCGATGGAATGATAATATCAGGCTTTTCTTTTACGATACGTTGGAATAGCAATTCGAACTCAGGATTGGCTTCTTTCTGTGAAGGTGCCTTGTACTTACTTGCTATACCGAACTTGTCCTTCTCTAACACTTTAGGTACTTTGGCATAAGCGTAATCTACGTAATAATTACTTCGCTTCAAGTCAAGACCTTTTTTAATTAACTCCTTAAGAATATTACCTGCATCTGTACTGAGGAATACGTTCTTAAAAGTACCATCGCCTTGCTTCTTCATGTGTCGTTCTCTTAAGTACTCTTGTAGAAATAATATCTTCAAGTTGTGTCCTCCTTAGTTGTGTTTGTGCGGGGAGTTCTTGAGTATCTCCTGTATTGCTTTCCTTTCAAGCTCTGTCATTTGCTCCTTTGCTATAAGCGGATCATACACTAGCTCTACTACATTCATTAGTGTAATTGTTATTGCTCGTAGGTCAATCGGTTTAATCTCACCTTTTTCCAGGTTAATATTTACCTGCTTTAGCATGTTCATTGCCATTTCTTTTTCCATTTGGTGTGTAACTTTCTGTTCCATTTTCCCTCTCCTCCTTCCGTATCGTAACTATAATCTTACTATATCATATTCTCTACGTCAATAACACGATACATAGAAAAAAGAGAGTGGCGGTCACTCTCTCTTGTTTGGCTTATTGGATGGTAATTCGATTGCTTCTATCCTGGATAGCGGTTTGAATTTCGGTATCCGCTTTGCATGTCTGTCGAAATATTCTTTCTCTAACCCATTGTACGCCTTCTTGAATGGAACCTCGTGAAGTAAAATCTTCCACAACTTTCCTTGTTTGATCTCTTCTCCGCCCTCTAGTGCTTCTATAATGACATCTTCATAGTGCTTCAGAAACTCTTGTGCGATTCCTATATCATAGTTCCCTCGGTGGGCGATACGTCTAGCTATTTCGTTGCGGTTTACAGCCATACTATTCTCCCTCCACTGCGAAAGGACTTTCCATACGTCTAAATCGCTTGTTATCGTTTAGAACCATATCCTCGACCATCTGTTTATCTTTCTTAGAATCGCAAACGAGCCATATATTCATCTTCCAGGTAGATAGCGGCTCCTGTAAGTGGCAGAAACACTGATACTTGTACTTTGCTTTCAAGTGGTACATGCCATTGTAGAATAGGTAGTACTTCTTGTGTCTCTCCTGAATCTCATCTTCTTTTAGTGCAGGGAACGAAATTCTTACTTTATCTACGTGGTAACGAAGTGGATGCAGCGAAAACAAGTAATCGTAAATGTTTATATCGGGAAGTACGATCGGTACGTCCACCACTACACTTGTAGCCATAGAAGCTAAATGTACATTCATTACATCTTCCGCTGTATATTCCTTCTTACACTGATAAATAACTTCTGACTGCGGTACACCTGCTAACTGATTAATTACTGGGATCGGGACTCTACCGTCACTGTAGTACTTAATACTACCACCATGATTAAAAATTTTACTATGTAGTGTATCATTTGGATATCGTTGTTTGAATAATAAGTAAATTTTATCGTTACGTTTACTAAATCGAGTGGACTCTTCTTTTAGCTTGTCCATCTCTCGTTCGATTTCTTTTTCGTTTAGCCTTGTAACTTTCACAAATTTACTTTCATCTTGTTTTGTTGTTAAATTTATATTAAATGTTCGATCAGTATTGTATACGTTTAATCCTTTTTTTCTAGCCATTACATTCCACCTCGCTCATAAAGCTTGTTCGTTGTTGTCATCGTCATTGTAATCTCTCCAATGTGAGTATGTATTTAGGATTAGGCTATATCCTACTAATTTCATTATAGCACAAACAAAAAAGCAGAGGGTTGTCAGAAACCCCTCTACTTAGTGAATAAAAAACTATTATCTTCTCGGTGATAATAACCTGTGCGTCTAACCTCTTCAATGAATATCGGTTTACTTTTATCATATTGCATACGATGCAGCGTTTCTATTACTTTTGGAATGTTACGACCGTATATAGCAGCCAGTCTAAATTCCTTACCGTAGAAGTAAGATATTACCCATCTATGCATTCTACTAGTGTCTACCATTAGCGGATACCAAATTTTAATGCATCTTCATTAATACCCATTAGCAACTCGTTAACCTTGTCATAATCAGGCTTATCAGGTAACTCTGATTGCTCATACGCTCTTTGTAGTTCTTCTTCATGTTCAGCGATAACCTCTAATGCTTCTTTAAGAGTGAAGTCCCCATTTCGGCAACCTAATAAGAAATCAATCTCAGTACGATATGTACTATAATCCCCTGTTTCCAAGATTTCTGTTGCAGAGATTAACAGTCTAACACCTTGCATAAAGCTCTTTGTATCGTATCCGTGTGCTTCAATTAGCTCAGTACGTCCTACACCGTTTTTCATCTTATTTACTAAAGATGTAGTATACCCTCCAAATTTTCTCATGATCTGTTTAGACAGGAACAGATGACGATTATCCAATAAGACTTGTCCAAGTTCTGTCACTTTGATATAGTCCTCAGGTCGAGCAAATAAGATTTCGATATTGTTCGGTACACCCTGCATAGCATCTTTAACAAACTTACTTAGATGAATAATACTGACATCCACGTCTTCGTTTGAATTTTTGAAGTTCTTTCCACCAGTATTATTAAACTCGTTAAACGTATTTAGTCCTAAGTAGAAGTCCTTAGGCGGGATACACACCCCTTTGAAGTCCCAATCTGATTCGAATACGTCAGTTCCATACAAGCGACTTCCGTAAGGTGCTAGTAAGATCGTTCTTTCGAGTACCCAAGGGAAAGCCATCCCCTCTATAACATTTTCCATTTTTTTAATTGCTACGTTTTTATTCATTTTATTTTTCCTCCCATGTTCTATCTTTATTTATGTTCATTTTTTCGTTGAAAGCCTTCTCTAAATCGATACCTATCATGTTTGCCAAGTCAGTCACATTCCATATAACATCGAACATTTCTAAGCCAATAGCTGTTTTTTCTTTACTCAGTATTGCTTCTGCCAGTTCTCCTACTTCAGACATTAAATACAAAACTCGTTGTTCTTTAGTTGTACCTGTAAACCCTTTCTCCTCACTGAAATTCTTAACGTATGCTTGGAAATCCGAAACTTCCATAAACAGTCCCCCTAGTATTTAAATTTATCTGACTCTTTTGAAATCAGAAATTTGCTATACATCGCTTTCGCTTTAATCATAAATGATGTTACTTGTTGTATAGTTGCATTCGTGTAATAAATATCGTTAACTACGCCTGTTTGTGGGTCTATGAGCATGTAAATTTCCTCTTCTTCAGTACTTATTCGTAAATCACCACAGAACATTTCTTTCTTTAGTCTCACCTGTAACAACTCCTTTATTTAATTTCTATAACTACTGTAACATGTGCTTGTCCTATAGTCAACAATATTTTATAGCTGATATTCTTTTGGTGTAACTTCTTTACCTTCTCCTCTAACATGCGGCTTAATCCACACTTGACCATTCTTTGTTTTTCTCCAATGCCCTCTAACAGTCCATTGTTCGATATGACGCTCGTAAGAACGTGTAGCAGCTTCTAGGCTTTCTTTTGTAATTGAGACCGTATAGACCTTTCTACGTATCTTCACAGGTACTTTCTTCTTAGACTTCTTCTGCTTCTTGTGACCAATCACCACAGTATGAGACTTTACACTTACACTTTCCGTAGTATCCTGGGAGTGCTCCATATAAGCCATCAGTGTAGCATGTAACGAAATAACTATCATGTTATACTCATGCTTCATATTCGGGTCTTCTATAATAGAATGCACAACACGTCCTTCTCTCGTAGCAGAGTCCCATATCACAGAGTGAACAATTGAGTTCTCTACTTCATGGAACACCGTATGATGGTACTCAGCGCCTTGTTTGCGGAAAATATAACGTAGCTCAGGTGTTTCCTTGATAAAAATTACTCCGTTTTCCATTACGGGGCTGAAGTTCCTTACTAAATCCTTATTGTTATCTCTCCATGCAATCAGGCGATCAATCTCTTCTTGTGAGTTAATAACAATTCTATCTAGTTTATCGATGTTCATATCAACACGTCCTTTGTTTTATTGTTAAACTCATACTACACTAATGTTTTCTTAAAGTCAACAATAAATGTACATAAAAAAAAGAAGAGGAAAATCCCCTTCTTACTTTGGTCTCTGCATTTCAATAAATTTCTTAATTTGAATGAGCTCTTTAAAGTTTCGTCTTTTAACTAACTCGTCTACCTCATCTTTGAGGAGAAAGAATTGTGACTCAAAATCCTTACGTAGTGACACTGGGCAGTCTAGCTCATTCGGTGTAGCTTTATCATAAGCGTGTTCATCTTCGTGACAACATTGATCGTAGAAGTTCCAGTAACAATGCTTATTAGCGCACTCCATTACGCTTTCTCTACCATTTCAACGATTTCTTCTAGTTCAGCAGGTTTGAACCCGACACTTCGTTTAAGCTCGTTACCTTCATCATCTAGCACAAGTACTGTGGGTACCCCGCCAATGTCATGCTTTGCAGCTTCACGAGGTTCTTTGAAAGCGTCAATAGCCTTAAACTTAACTCCTTCACGTTCTAAGAACTCCTGTACCGCTTCACATGGTTTGCAACCTTCGTTTTCGAATTTAATTACTTTCATAGATATGCTCCTTCACAAGTTTTGCAAATACTATCTTTTGGGAATCCCTCGGATACCCTTCGAATTTGTATTTGGCTAGTATAGTGTTCTTTTCTTTTAGTACAGATTCTAAATAGTCTAGGGCTCCGCAGAATAGCGGGTACTCACTTCTTCCACTACCGAACAAGATTACTTGCTTCCCTTCCATAGACTCTAAGGTCTCTTGAAACCTTGCTATTTGCTGCGGGAACTCAGGCTCTTGTTGAT